CCGCGGGTTGTTGGCGAGGTAGACGTTATCAAGCAGGTTGCGCGTGAGGTGCGTCTTGATCTTCTGCGTCTGCTTGACCTTATCCGCGAGGGCGAGGCCGATGAGGCGGTGCGGGATGCGATCCGCGGTCCACGAGTTGAACGGATGCTCGCTGACCTCCTCCTTCTCGAGAATGCGATTTCCGGCGCGGAACACGCGCAGGAGCTCCATCTTGCCGTCGCCGTTGTAATCGACGCGGGCGTATTCCTCGATCAGGATGATGGGATCGCTCATACGATCCCGACTGATGTTCTCGCGCCGGTCCTCATCAAAAAACCGGTGATCGGCGCGGCTGTCCTCGCGGTGGCGCGCAGCTGCAGGAAGCTCCATCACCAAGTCCTCATCGAACCCCATGTCGATAAGGCTGGCGCGCGTTTGCTCAGTTTCGTGCGCTATGTAATCGACTGCCTCGATGTCAGCAGCGCGTTTCGAGACCTTGATCTCCTCGGGCGGGACCGAGCAGATTTCAACGCACCCGTCCTTAGTCGTGCGCGTGATGGTCACGGTGTAGACCAGGCCATCCGCGAAGGCCGCGGCGATGCTCTGATCGGCCAGAAGCTCCTGCGAGATCGGCTCCGACGTGATCTCGTTGATCGTGACGCTTTCGTCTTGCTGCAGCTCGGCCAAATGCAGTGCGCTCAAGCCTGTGAGCGTCTGCGTTTCTTCCTTGATCTTCTCGCGCCAGACAGACTTGCTGAAGCCGATTTTCTGTATCAGTGCCGTCTTGACAGTATCGTAAAGGATGGTCGCGCCGCAGTTCTCTCGGAAGAAGATGTGATTGACGTAATCCGACGCGACCTCGCACCACTCTTCGTCTTCGGGCTTCGCAGGTTCGAACTCGACGATGCGATCGCCGGAGATGAAAGGTTCCAAAAGGTCCGGCATCGCCCAATCGACGACCTCGGCCACGTCCATGCTGATGGCATTGGACCGGCCTTCTTCCTCGTCGCCGTAGGGCTTGCCGAGATACCGGTCGAGATTGTTGTCCTGATCGGCCGATACCTCGTCGCTGTCCCAGCCAATTGCTTGGCGATTCCGCTGGTCGAGGATCGACGCAAGCTCCTCGTCGCTGAGGGGCCGGGGTTTGGTGTCGTTTTCTGCCATGGTCTAGGCGTAGACCCGTCGAGGGTAGTTGATCGGTTGCGGCTTGGCGCGCGGACTGAGCGATATCGCCAGATACCGGAAGGCATCCGCGCCATGTGACGCCCAGTCGTGGCGCGGCGTTTTGCGGAACGTCTTTAGCTTGTCATCCCATTCGCGCTGATAGTTGCGCAGGGCTTCGATGCCGCGAGCGCATTTCTTCTCATCGAAGACGCAGCGCGGCAGGAGGTTGCGCACCGCGTTTATGCCTTCTTCTACGTTCTGCCGAGGCGCCACTCTGACCGGGCGCACGCCAAGGCTCTCAAGCGTTTCCTTGCGGCTCTTGGCTGTCATCAGCTCCCGGATTTCCGCGTCATGCGGCAGGTAGTGCTCCCCGTACATGTACGGCCGCTCATTGAGCAGCGAGCGGGCGATCGATGACAGCGCCTCGTTGTTGGTCTCAAGGTAATCGATTACCCGAACTTCGGCGCCCGCGACTTGTACGAACCAAATGGCCGTCGCGTCATCAAGGCCAAGATCCCAACCCGTGTAAACAGGAAGGCTCGGATCATGGGGCACGGAGCGTATCCGCCCCTCCGCCTCAAGCCTCTGCATCTCGCGGCCGTAGTAAGCGCCCAGGATCGCCGCTTCGAAGCTGCACTCATATTCCTGCTCGTACTGCTCGGGCGTCATGACCTTGCGAGCATCTTCAAGCTCGTCGGGCGGAAGCAGACCTGTCTCAGATGCCCTCAGCATCAGCGTGAACCATTCCTCCGGTTTGGCTCTGGCGGTCTGCCAAACCTCGTAGAACCCATTGCGCCCCTTTGGCGTGCCGATGAACGAGGCCCATCCTTTGCGGTCGGACAGCGCAGGTCGGATCACTTCGGCCCATGCCCGCGGGTCCATGTCGCCGTATTCGTCGAGCACCGCGCCGTCGAAGTAGACGCCGCGCATGCGGTCATAGTTGTCCGCCCCGTAGAGCCTCAGACGCGCGCCGTTGGGCAGATCAATACGCAACTCGCTTTCGTGGACCTCCACACCAGGGATCGGCGCGGTGAACTGCTTGAAGTACGCCCACGCGACGTCCTTGGCCTGCGCGTAGAACGGCGCGATATACGCGAACCTGGGATTCGGCTTCTCGCACCGCAGAGCTGCGTCTACGAGGTCCATGATGCAGGCGACGGTCTTGCCGGCACCTTCGACGGTGGGCAACAATACATGCCCACCGTTGTCTCCTCGTGTGAAATGGGATGAACTGCGGTCTCGCGCGATAGCCGAGATCAATGCGTTGCACTGTGCCCATTGGCAAGCGGCACGTCTCTTTATTCCCGCGGCACTCCGGTCACCACTTGTATCGTCAGCGGCTTGCCGGCGTTGCCGGAATGCTCGACGGCAGCAAGACGCGGGTGTATGTAAGGGGCGGCGGCCTTGGCCGCATCAAGCCGGCGCGCTTCGTCCTCGTTCTCGTTGCGCATCACGCTCAGGAGATATTCGAGCGGCGTCATGCCCTGCGAGAGAACAGCCGCGGCGATCTCCTGCGTGCGCTTGGTGACGGAGCCCGGCTTGCGACCTGCACCAGGTCTGCGGCCTCCCCTACCTCCTGATTGATTTGTTTTGATTTCTTTCATTTTTCAAACGGGAAATCAAACTTTGCCTCTCCACCCGTTCTTCAGAGCGACATGGATAGTTTCAAATTCTGACTCCATCGGGATGACGATGGTTGTATCGTCGCCCTTGCGATTGACGAAGCTCACCTTGTATGTGCCTGGCTCATCCGTGCTCTGCTCTACCGTGAATTTGCTGTTCCTGTCGATGTTCAGCGTGATGCCTATCTCACGGGCGGCTTGGCGGATGAGGTGTTCGGTCTCGGTCATGCCTGCTCCGGTAGCACGGTCGGCTTCACGATGAATGGTCCCTGACCATATGTGTACGTCTCGCCGGTCGGTAAAGTGATCTCGAGCTCCTGCACGTATTGGCCGGGGGTGTCTAGCTCGCCGGCATTGATGATGACGACGAGGCGGCCGGCGGCGGCGTCGAGCACCAGAATGCCGTTCTCTGATGTCTTCGTGAGCACGGGCGAGTCGATGGCCTCTGGCTTGCTCAGTGCCCAGCGGATCGAGCAGCCGTCCAGGTTCTCGGGCGCACCTGTCGTGTCCTGTGCCTCGAAGGGCAGACGGGCCGTGTCGCCCTGGTAGACCGATGTGATCTGCAGCTTGCTCATGCGGCGAGACGCTGTGCTCTGAATGTCCTCGGCTCTCTGCTGGCCTTCATCACAGGCGGCGCGCTGTGCTTGGCGATGAGCAGCGGCGGCGCCTCGTAGCGCGCCTTTGCATACCTGAACGCCGCCCTCACTATGGCCCGGACTTCCGCGGCGTCGTCATCCTCAATGAGATGCGCTGTCGCGAATATGGGCGACACCGCCCGCGCATCCAGAACATCATCGTCTTCCGTGACATTGACGCTTCCAAAGCGCGGCGTCAGGAAGATACCAGCCGCGGATAGTGTGTCGTCGTCCTCCGCGACTGCGACGGTGCCTGCGATTGCCAGCGCGCCGGACGATTCGAGCGTATCGTCCTGCTCGACAAGCGCCGCGGTGCCGACGATACTAAGCCGCCCAGCCGCGGATAGTGCGTCATCGTCCTCTGCGACTGCGACGGTGCCTGCGATTGGCCCACGATGCCCCCCCGCGACCGAGAGCTTGCCTAGGGCGTCAAAGCCAAACATGGGCTAGAAGAACTCCCGGACTATGCCGTTGGCCTCATTGCCACCGCTCGCTACTGCACCTGCGCGGCTGCCTCAAAAAGGGCGTCCAATTGCTCTTCCGTCATCCCGAGCTGCGGAGCCAGGGCCAGAATGAAGGGGTTGTCGCGGTGGAACTCGGTCGCGTATTCCCACGCGAGTTTGACTTCCATCGCCGTGTTCGGGTCGGAGAC